CATGCTGTCTGCCACCTTCTGAGAAGGTGTCCGCTTCGTCGTCTTACGACGACGCTTCTTAGCCTTCGGCTTAGTCTCCTTAACCTCTTCGAGGTTAGTGACAAAGTCCAAAGCTTCTTGCAGAAGCTTGACAGCTAGAGCCTTACGGCTCTTGGTTGGACGAAAAGAAGCTTGGTTCACTGCCTTACGGCAGTCGGAGAAGTTGAAGTTTTCCATGGTGAGATAATGTATTAAATGAAACTCATAGAGTTTCGTTTCATTTAATACATATCTCTACAGCTTGGTGTCCTCACTACACTACCTTCGGTAGTAGTAGTGGAAGCTAGCCCTGCTAATGCGCTGAGATACAACCAGTTGTATCGGTGCGTTACCATTCGTGAAGGAGGACCAAATCGGTTTCGGTGTCACCCCTAAAAGGGGTGGTGAGAGTTGAAGCAGTAGTCGAGGTGGGGGATTGTCCCACCCTGGGAGACAACACGATACAACACACGGTCTCCTGTAGTGGTGTAATGAAACAAGCTTACTGACTGTAAGTCAGTAGATTAGCCTAGCAAAAGCTGAAATGTATGCGCAAACTACGAAGTAGTTTGATGGGGTGGGGTTGCAAAATCCGTTTCGGTACTGCGTACCGACCGCTCTATGATGTATATAATCCCCCAGACCTATACTTCTGATCAGTTTTTTCGGAATATTGCGAGTAAAAGCAACAAAAACATGCCAGAAGCTACTCAACACTCTATCAACACTTTTTATGTGGCGGCTTCTAACTCCTTCTTTTGTAGCCATTTAGAGTCCTTGCATTAAACTGTTACTCAAGTCTTGACTTTTAAGAATTTTGTTTATACCTTTACGGCAATCGAAGCGATTCTGATGCATGTATAAGCATCCAAAGTTATTTTGGTGCGAGTACGCACGGAATCCTTTTATGTTTATGGCGCGAGAATAGTTGTACCTATATGAGAATGACGTACAGAGCCCGCAAGGGCATGCGAGTTACCAAGGATCCCACCAAGGGGAAGCCGAATCCGATGTTTTTTGGTGCATTTCCAGAAGAGCCTTCAGACTCTTTGGATGTAGATGCTTTGAGAAGAGGTATTGCTCAGGCAGAATCTCTTGGAGGGGTGCTTATGATAAACCCCACTAGCTCAGCCACTGGTTTGTACGGTCAGTTGTACAACGAGATAAAAGATCTTCCTTTCATGAAGGGTGTCAGCAGGGAGGACTTTGCTGATTCCAAGGATCTGCAGGATAAAGCCTTTGACATGAGGGTGGAGAAAGGCATCGGTGCTCCTTCATTGCGCAGGAATGCAGTGGAGCTTACAGAGGAGTACGCGCCTCAGCTTGGTGACCAGTGGAATTACAGTCTCAATGATGTTGCTGCTCTAACCAACCTCTTGGGCAGGCAGGGTACTAGGGAGTTCTTTGCCAGCAAAAGGGATGGTACGGAGTACAAGGTGCCAGGAGTCAATAAAACTCCAGAGCAGTATCTTAGCATCGTAAGAGAAGCATCAAAAAAGAAACAACGATGAGAACTGTTAGAGACACAGACCCTAAGTCACCTAGAGATCCTAAGCAAGATTTCATAATCAGAGCCAAAGGCCTTACGGGTAAACCGCTCAAGGGATTTGAAAACCTCAAAGGCTTGGACTATGAGAGGCTTCAGGGGATGAGTGACGATGAGATGAGATCTCTCCTTGATTTTGTTCAGAAGCTTTCTCCAGAAGAGAAGGGGGATGTTAGTGGAGGCATTTCAAAAGCCTTTGAAAACCTGGGAGAGATCAAGGATGTCATTGGGGGTCTGCGTGACAACTACGGGTTGGACACCAAAAAGCTTTTGAATAGCATTCTTGAGGAGAGAGGTACTGGGTATATCAAGTCTGGCCTTATCAAGGGTGCTGCAAAGACTGCTGGACTCTATCGTGATGGTGGAAGGTTCAGGATCCTTAAAAAATAAGTGATTATATTTGCGTCAAACGAAACGACGCATGAAAATCAATAAGGAGTATAGGCGTGGAGGCTTCTTTGGCAACTCTCAGGACAAGTTTGAGGACAAGTCTGGTGCTGGAGGTGGCATAAACATGGCTTTTGGAAGACCAGGTGTTTTTGGAAAGGGGAAGGGTAGAGCACTTAGAGCGGAAAAAAGATACCTTAAGAGGCTTGCCAGACAAGGTAAGCTCAATGAAGCGGGACCTCAGTCTCAAGCGAGACTTGACTACCTCAAAAACGTACAGAAAGACAGAGCCAAGAAGATCGGGGCAGCTGGCGCACTAGCAGCTGGTGCTGCGTTTGGCGCCCCTGCTCTGGCTGGAGCTATTAAAGCCAAGGGTGGCTTGGGAGCAGCGCTTCAGGGACTCAAGGGTAAGGGTATTTTTCAGAAAATTCAGAAAGCTCAAAACCTTGGAAATCTCTTTGGTATAGGTGGCGGTGGTGGTAACACACAGGCTGCCTCTGAGTTTTCTCCTGAACAGCAAGAGCAGGCCATGGAAGGAAACTTTGGTCAGCCAGACATGTACGGTGAAGACGGAATGAGAATCTACCCTGGTGGTGGAAGAATGAGAATCTACCCTGGCGGTGGAAGACTCGTTGGCAATCAGAAGAGGCTCGATAAAAACAACAACAATAGACTTGACGCTGAGGACTTCAGACTTCTCAGAGCCATGCTCGGTGCAAGACTCCCTAGATAATGGCGACACTTTCAGTTACGATAAGCGAAAAAATCAAGCTTAACGGATCAGATAGATCCGTAACAAATACAGTAGACATCACTGGTGTCACTCAGCTCAACCAAAGAGTTGTTTCTGTGGGCACTGCAGAGCAGTCTTTGATCTTGTTTGACACAAATGCAGCTGCTGGGCAGTTTGCAGATGGTTCTGTAGACTACATCAGAATCACAAACACCGATCTTACTAACTTTGTAACGCTAAGAATGACAGCAGCAGACGACGAGTACTTTGTGAAGCTCCCTGCTGGGGAGTCCTTTGTGTTGTTCGACACCACGATGGATGCAAACAATGACTCAGGTGCTGCTACTGCAACACTCGCGAACCTAGACTCAATCAAAGGTCAAGCCAACACAGCTGCCTGTGACGTAGAACTATTTATCGCATCATAATGCCAACAGTAAAGAAAACATATTACGACAACGGTGGTCGTGTAGAAAGAATCCTAAAGAGAGCCAAAAAGAAGGCTAAGCGTATCCACGACAGAGAGGCCAAAAAAGAAGCCAAAGGCAAAGACGTCAAAGTAATCGGCACCAGAACGGAAAGGTATGGGGGAACCCCAAGAAACCTTGACGACTTTCAGACAAGAAAAGTAAAGGTTTACGGCAAGGAGCGTGAGGCGATCAATAAGGGTGATGTCAAGGCAGCCAAGGTTGAAGCAAAAGAAAAAGATAAAGGCGGCTCAACTCCTACCACCTCAAAGGCTCCTAAGATCAAGCGTAGGAAAGGGAAAAAAATCTTTGGTCTTAGCGGGAAAAGAGGGGGCAGAGCTGGTAAGCCACGAAGAAGGCCTATCAAAAACATTTGTAAGAAGATTACAAATAGAGCTAAGCTCAGAAAGCTCGGTTGCCTTTAATGAACAAACACTACTTCAACCCTAGAAAGAAAAGAAAGGACCCTGGAGTAGAGAATGAAAAACGACGTCTAAACAACAAGTCTGTAGAAAAATCTATCAATCGCAGATTCAACAAAGAACACAACAACTAAGCCATGAAGGTCAAGTACAAAAAAGGCGGGAGAACTAGAATGCTCTCAGAAACAGGATTCGGAAACCTTATCAGAAGAGGAAGAAAGAAAAAGGCAACCAAGCTTGAAAGAAAAGGTGAAAACCTTTCTGAAAAGGGTCAGCAGAATGTGAAAGACGCTCAGCAAAAGAAAGCTCTTGCTGAAAAGAGAACAGCAAAAGCGGAATCCGCTAGAAGCGATTTCGGCACAGCGGTAAAGAGAGCGATTGCTGATCGCACTGCCAAGCGTGCTAGAGCCCTTGAAAAGAAAGGCTTTGATCAACTTGCAAAAGGTGAGAGAAAGTCAGAGAAGTCTGCAAGAATTTCAAACAGACTTAGAGAGAGAGATGAGCGCCGAGCCGCAAGAGCAGGCCGCCTTGACAAGCGGGCTCAAAAGATTGCTGATCGCAAACAAGGTAGAGCTGCAAGAAAAGCAGCAAAAAAAGGATAAGCAGTGAAGCTTTCCAAGAATTTATCACTCGCTGAGGCGACAAAGAGCTTGACGGCCAAACGTCTCGGCATAGACAATACGCCAGATGACTGGGTTACAGAAAATCTTAGACAAGTTGCAATCAACATATTTCAACCTGTTAGGGACGCTTTCAGAAATCCTATATACGTGTCGAGCGGCTATCGTTCGGCTGATCTCAACACTGCGATCGGGGGCTCAAAGCGTAGTCAGCATGTGGAAGGAAGAGCACTCGATCTGGACGCAGACGTATATGGAGGTTGCACAAACTCTCAAATCTTCAACTACATTAAAGAAAATTTGGAGTTTGATCAGCTCATTTGGGAGTTTGGCGATGAAAGCAATCCTGATTGGGTTCACGTTTCTTTCATTTACGATGGGGATAATCGTAAGAGGTGCCTCAAGGCTTGTCGTGATGATAAGGGAAAAGTTTATTACGAAGTAATTTTTGACTGATGCTAGGACTTGGTATAGACATTAGAAAAGATCAGGGCTCTGGACTTTCTGGTTCAGGATCGGATGCTCTTTCTCCCCTTCTTTTTAATCAGACTGGCGTTGGAGAGATTTTGATTCATAACGACGAAGATATCTCATGTCAGATTTCTACTCAGGACTCGTACACTACCGATAAGCTTCGCAATGGAGGTTCACTTAGTTTCAACGATCAGCTTCAAGGTACGTTTTCTGTAACCCTTCAAAGATGTAGTGGGTCTGATGATACATCAGTCACCGTTATTGCCGAGAGCGGACCAGTAACTATGTATCCTTACGCTGAATATTTCCAGCTTAACGGCGTTATTTTGTCTCTTCTTGTGACCGACGGATATACACCGACTGTTAGTGGATATTGGGACGTCGTCCTTGGTCTCACACCTGGCATGGACGCTACTAGCTTTGGCGGTCAAGATATATCCACGACTGTGCAAGCTTTGTACAGGATTAAGTGGACCTACACTGTAGATGGTCAAACTTCAGATGAGTTTACTAGTCAGCTATATCCAATCGACCCACTAACACAATAAAATGGCAGTAACAAGACAGCTTCAGATTTCGTTCATGCTTTCGAACGATACGAACAATTCAGCAAAGACGAGTGAAACTTCAAAAGGCACTATAACAGACAACTTCACTCAGTCTACTTCCTCAAAGCAGCCTGTTCAGAAAAGACACGGAAACGCTCACTCTAGCTTGAATGATAATGCTTCCTCAGCTCTTTGCGATGGTGGGGACACTATGTCTACAGGTACGACAAGGAGTATAGGCGGTTCGAGCAGTAGTTATTCAATTATCATCGCCTGGACTAACGGGGACTATACCAATGATACGTGGCTGCTTAGCGGTACTTCAAATGACGCTCACTGGGGAATTAAAGCAGGTGGGACAGATGTTATTTACAAGGCTGATGGAACCAAGGGATCTGCAGCAGAAAGAGACTACCCGACAAATTCCACTGCCAACAGCACTGTTTCTCACACGTTTGGATCGGATGTAGAGATGCTTGCAATTACATTGGACAATACAGGGATCTTGGAATGCGATATTTACAATATAGACGGAGATAAGATTGCTGACGCAGCAGCAGTAAATAGCTCCGCTCTTGGTGTAGCTTTCCCTATTGATCACATTATTGGAAAAAGCGATGGAACTCTTGGATTGAATGGAGAGATACTAGAAATCATTGTATGCAACAATACAGTGCTTGATGTAGACACAATCAAAGCCTTTGGAAATCGATACAAAGGAATGAAGGACTTTTAAGATTCTAGATCTCTGTAGAAAGACTGAACCAAAAGCCTTGCTTTCTGGGTTAGCGCATACCTTACTCTGTAGTTAAACTTCGTCTCCTCTCTAAACAGGTGGTCCTCTATGCTATCTGATGGAGTTAACTTGTCAAAGTGTTTGTACACGTAATCTTGTTTAACTAACTCATAAACAATTCTTTCTGCTAGTTTTTTTTCAGAGTAGTTGTAGTCCTCTGCTGCATACTTAAGCGTCCAGAATTCTAGGTCGTATGCCCACAGCATAAACAAGAGCTCCTTCTCGAAGATGTCTCTCTTCTTGCAGAAGTCTACCATGCTGGTTCTTAGCCTTTTGAGGTAGTTGTTTTTTACGTACCTTTGATTAAGCTTCGAGAACTCTCGAAACAGCTTCTTTTTTGAAACGGTGCTTTTGGGCATAAACTAAAATGAGCGATAAAGATATGGAAGAATACGATTTTTTGCTAGAGGTTCAGGATATCCACCATCAAATGGAGATGCTCATTGAGAAGTACGGAATGAAGGGGAGGGTGATGTCTGTTATGGTTACTGGTATACTTGAGCCTATTGATGAAGAGACTAGTTCTATGAAGGCTATGTTCAGCTACAATCTCGAATCAAAGGAGGAGATGTCTGAGATAGTCAAGTTCATAGAGAACACTTACCAGGAGGGTGATGACGAGCCTGACCTTGACGACCTTCTAGGCGGCTTGGGTATCTCTTTGAACTAAGCCTTATATTTGTGCTCTTGTAAAGAGCTAAAACAAATTAAGGGCAATGGACGGTCTTATTAGAAAGATTATCATAGGCAGGGATCCTAAGGATGCCATGGCCTATTACGTAGGCATGAGAGCGGGAGGGGGAGAAGTCTCCACCATTATCATGGACGAAGAACACCTTTTCAGGTACAACAAAAAGAGATATCTAGTATATTTGTCTCAAGACGACGCACAAGTATTGTGGAAATGCGTCGATGACATGCCATGCATTATTGAGTATGACTGCAACTTCTAAAAGCAAGGGCCTTGGTGACAGCATAGAAAAGTTTACCAAGTCTACAGGAATTAAAAAGCTCGTTGAGAAATACGGCCCGTCTGATTGCGGGTGCAGTGAGCGACGCGATAAATTGAATGAAATGTTCCCCTACAAAAATGAAGACTCTTGACTTGTTTGTTGTTGAGCTAGAAAAGCAAATCAACGACACCATTAAGACTGACTCTGGCTTGGAGCTTTACGTAGACTCTAAGTGGAATGAATTCAAACATAGAGTAACAGAGGGCCCCGTTGTGTGCGCCCCCATGAAGTTTGATACTGGCGTAGAGCCAGGTGATACCTTGTACTTTCACCACCTAGTTGTCTTGAATGAAGGCCAAGTTCTTACTGGCCACGACAAGCACTTCTTGGTTCGGTACGATCCAGACCAGACGATCAACAACCAGGCTATCGCTTACAAGAGCAAAAAAAGTGGACACATATATACCCTCGGTGGTTGGGCTCTTTTGACCCCCGTTGAACAAGACGAAGAGAATGAAGCAAAAAGCGATGTTATCGAGGTTGTCAAGTTGTCCGAGTCTCCTGTTCGCAAAGCTCGCATTGCTTTTGACGCTCCTTGGCTTGAAGAGCTTGGGGTCGGTGCTGGCGATGTTGTGGGTATTAAAAAGAACAGAGACTACGAGATAACGATTGACGACGTCAAGTACTTTAGAGTTCGAGCAGAAGATATTTTGTATGTCGAAGAGGAAGTTCACAACGGTTGATGCTGCTCAGCGCCTCATGAATAGCATGGAGGTTGCCATCAACAACATGATTGACGAGGTTAAGAAACCTGTTGATCCAGAGATCAACGGGAGCGCACGTAAGGCTGAGCTTCAGTCTATCAAACAGACAGCTACTGACTGCAAGGAATTGATCGTTGAAAGACAGCGATTGGAGCAAATGATAAAAGATCTACAGACAAATGGAGGAATCGAAGAAGCCAAAGACTACAGCGGAGGTTTCGCTGAGAGATACTCTAAGTGATTGGAAAGAGATAGTCTATCAAAAGAATAAGATGGACTTCAAGTTCTGGGACGAATCCTGGAACGACGAGTTCGAGGACTGAGTTGTTGGTTTTCGTCAGGCGGCCCTCTACGCATATAGGGCAATCAAACTGGGGCGTAGTTCAGTTGGTTAGAGCGTCTGTCTTATACACAGGAAGTCGCGGGTTCAAATCCCGCCGCCCCAACAATCACTATATTTGCAACATGGGAGCAAGAAATTACAAGAGAGAGTACAAGAAGTATGGTAAAGGAGGCAAAGCCAAAAAGTACCGTGCAGCTCTCAATCGCATTGCTAGACGCCTTGGGGTGTACGGGAATGGCGATGGTCTTGACAACGCTCATGTAGGGTCGTCTGACAGAACCACCCCGCAACCTCAGTCAGTGAACAGAGCCAACAACAGGCCTAGAAGAAGAAGAAGCCGATGAGAACCAAGCGTAGAGAAAGAAGAAGAGCAAGAACTTCGGTTAGAGATGCCCGCACAGCGGATCTTCTAAACCAGCTCACAGAGAGAGGCTTCAAGCCTTCAGGTTTCTTTGACCCTAGAAAAAGAGAGGTTGTCATGTTTCCTGGCGCAGATGAATCTGTTCTTGAGCACGAGCTTATACATTCTGAGCAGTATGGTCCTTTGAGGGCTTTGCTGAATCAAGGCAGGGTTCAGGACAGAGATACAAGAAAAGCTTCAAGAAGAATATCGAGAAGCATTCCTCAAGAAGAGAGAGAGATGCTTGCTGGTGAGGGTTTTAGTCCTCTTAAATACATGCTTGATTCTCCTATTGAGTTCGAGGCTATTGTTCGCTCTGGTGTGAGATCTCCAGAGGCTGAGCAGGTTGATTTCTCCCAAGGCTTCGATGACGTACTGAAGTCTCTTGAGGCTCTACCACGCGATAAGACGAACACCAACCTTAGACTCCTTAGGTCTGCCATGGCTGAAGGAAATTTTGACGACCGCGAGAAAGATTTGTTTTTGAAAGCAATTCGATCTAACTTGCAATCATGAAATTCATTTTTACTCTAATCTCAATCGTTTTTCTTTTGGCCAGCTGCGCTCCTCACTCCACAGTAAGGAAGCATCACAGATATCACGACTGGAAGCAGCAAGGTCCAGAGTTCCCAGACATCGGAAACCTCGGTGTGCCTGACAACAGGTAAACGGGCATGCGCTCGTAGCTCAGCTGGATAGAGCATCTGCCTTCTAAGCAGACGGTCACAGG